ATATTTCGGGTTAGTTGAAGATACTGCGCCACTTGTTGGCTTTAATTCAAAAGTAGTAACGGTACCTAGAAGAGGCCATAATGTAGCGTCCACTTCGCTAGCTGCGAAATCTTGGTGGAAATCAATACTTAAAATTAGCTTAGTTAAAAAAGGAGTAAAAATTGGCTAAGTTTGTTTTAACAGACGCTAGCGTAACAATTAATAGCGTGGATCTAAGCGACCACGTTGCTAGTGTTACCCTAGATATTACCGCCGACGAAATAGAGGAAACAAGTTTCGGCAGCATTTTTAAGAGCAGATTAGGCGGCCTTAAGGACGGATCATTAAGCGTAGATTTCCACCAAGACTTCGCAGCTAGCGAAGTGGACGCTACACTATGGCCTCTTCTAGGTACCGTAACTACTTTTGAGATCAAACCTACAAGCGACGCAGTATCTTCAACTAACCCGAAATATAGCGGATCCGTATTGGTTAACCAACACCAACCGGTAGCTAACGGAGTAGGAGAATTGGCGAGCTTTAGCGTTAGTTTCCCAACAAGCGGAACTATTACAAGAAGTACGAGCTAATGTCTTTAGTACAGGGATTACACCAACTCACTCTCGTACTAGAAGACGGTACAAAAAAAGAAGTAACGTTAAGACCCGTCGACTTCGTAGCTTTAGAAAGAAAATTCGGTCAAAGACCGGCTAGCGAGCTAGAAAAATTATCTTTCGAAGAGTTAATGTATTTATGTTGGAGCGCTAGTAAGCGTACCGGCGTTACAGACGATTTCGATAAGTGGTTAAATACCGTTGCAACTATAGACGGTTTAGGGGGCGAAGACCCGGAGTAACCGGCGGTTATTATATCGATTTAATAGCCGAAGTTAGTTTAGCCGCCGGACTAAACCCTATGGAAGTAGCGGAGTTACCGTTACCGATGTTTTTGGCATTACAAAACGCTTTACAAAAAAGAGCCGAGCAGGAAAAAAAGAAATATGGCTAAAACCTTTCAATACAATACCGCAAAAGACGGCGGACTAGCCGTCGAGGGTCTTAATGATGTTATAAAGGGACTTAACGAGTTATCGCAGGGTAAAGAAGTTAAGAAAGAGCTAAGAGGCTTTCATAAAGAGATCTCTAAAGAGGTACAAAGTGCTACTAGATCACAAGCATTAAAGCAGAGTGTAAACGGTAGGCCGGTACCAAAAAGAACGCAGGGAGCCAAAGGTTATGTAGGTGGTGGTACGGATCGTATCGCTTACCTCGATATAAGACGTACTAATAAGTTTGTACGTAACTTAGAGTTTGGTAGAAAATATCAATTTTTAAATTTTTATAATAGCTCACAAGCTAAAGGAAGATCCGTAAGCTCTAACGCTACCGGTATATTTTTTCCGGCTAGCGAACTTAAAAGAAGAGTGTATAAAAAATGGTTTGGGGATCTATGGAAATCTAGCGATGATTTCCCGGAGGGTAACAAATACGTAGGTTATGTAGCCGAGCCAACAATAGCTAAAGCAGTACCTAAGATTACAGAAAATTATAGCGAAGAGATGATGAATTTAATTAAGAGATCTATAAAGGAAAATAAATAATGGCGGCTAACGCAGAGAAAACATTAAGGTTTACGTTTTTAGCAGATACTAAAAAGTTTTTAGGTAACGTAGGTAAAGTCGGTAAGAAATTTAGCGATGTAGGCGCCGAAATGAAGAAAACCGGAGATACGGTTAATAAAATCTTCGCCGGTATTGGTGTAGCTGCGGGAGCGGCCGCTACTAAGTCTATTACTGCTTTTAGAGATTTCGAAACCGGTATGAACGAAGTTTTTACGTTGTTACCGGGTACAAGTAAAGAAACTTTTGACCAAATAAATAAAGATGTTTTAAAACTTTCTAAAGAGATCGGTAAATTACCCGAAGATGTTATACCGGCTCTATACGATAGCCTTTCCGCCGGTGTACCGCCGGATAATGTATTTACTTTCCTAGAAGTAGCTAATAAATTAGCCGTAGGTGGAGCTACCGATTTAGGAGTAGCGGTAGACGGTTTAACTACCGTAGTAAACGCTTTTGGTAGCGATGTTATTAGCGTAGGCGAGGCAAGCGATATTATATTTACTGCGGTTAAAGGTGGTAAAACAACCGTTGAAGAATTATCTAACGCTATGTTTAATGTTGCTCCTATTGCTGCGTCTATGGGTATAGAGTTTGGTAATGTTACGGCCGCAGTTGCTACACTTACCGCCTCGGGTACTCCTACAAGCGTAGCTATGACTATGATTAGACAAGCATTAAGCGAATTAGCTAAACCAACTTCTAAGCTATCACAATTATTTTTCGAATTGACCGGAAAGTCTTTCGAAGAGTTTATAGCAAGTGGTGGAGATCTTAAAGAGGGTTTCGACATTATTAAAAAAGGAGCCGAGGCTAACGGTAAACCTTTAGCCGAATATGTAGGATCCGTAGAGGCTTTAGGCGCTATCCAAACACTTACCGGTAAAGGCGCCGATAAATTCGCAAGTGAAATAGAGAACGCCGCTAATGCAGTTGGAGCAACCGACGCCGCTTTCGAGCAGGGGTCGCAGGGTATAGGATTAGTTTTAGAGAAATTAAAAGCAGGGTTTCAAGTTTTACAAATAGAAATCGGGCAGAAATTAGCTCCACTACTTTTAGAGGCAATAGATAACATACAAAAGAAATTTAAAGAGATCCAACCGGGGTTAAAGGCTTTCATAGATAATGTTAGATCTTTCTTTACAAGCGATGAAGTACAAAACACTATAAAAAGACTTACTAAGGCTTTCCAAGATCTAGGAGATAGATTAAGGCCGGTATTTGATCGTATACAAAAGTTTTTCCAAGCTAACCCTAGAGTAGCTTTTACCGCTTTAGCAGTAGTTATAGGTGGAATACTTCTAGCTAGTGTTATATCGTTAGCTAGTGCTTTCGCTGCACTATTTAGCCCGGTAACGTTAATTATTGGCGCTATAGCGGCTTTAGCGGGTGGATTTAGATACGCTTATGATAACGTAGCCGGATTTAGAAATTTCGTAGATAATAGTATTAGTTTCCTTAAAAATTTATTTAGTAACTTTATATCTTTCTTTCAAAGCGACGGGTTTGTAGGAGCTTTTAATAAAGGTTTAGATTTCGTTAAAACTCAATTTAGTTTATTAAAAGACATATTTAAAGGTGTAGTAGATTTTATAAAAGCTCTTTTTAGTGGAGATGTTAACGGAGCAGTAGAGGCACTAAAAGGAATATTTAAGAATTTATTATCTTTCTTTAAGAATAATTGGAATTTATTAGGTACTTTAAAAGATGTATTTATAGGAGCTTTAACAAAAGCTAAGGATTTTATTTGGCCTAGATTAAAAGAGTTTGGTAAAGGCTTTATAGAAACTATTACTACGGTACTTAAAACTAGTGGTAGCGTAGTGCTAGAGGGTGTTAAGTTTGTATTTAATAAAGTCATAGATAAGATCAACGGTTTTATTAACGATCTAAATAGTGGATTAGCTTTTAGTTTTTTTGGTATCGATATAGACCCGCCCGATATACCGAATATACCGAGGTTGGCTAAAGGTGGTATCGTAACTAAGCCCACTATCGCACAAATTGGCGAAGAGGGGGCGGAGGCTATTATACCTTTACCGTCGGGAGTTGGCGGCGGACTTGGCCTAGGTGGTAATAATTACAATATAACCGTAAACGCCGGGATTGGTACAGACGGAGCAGACGTAGGCCGATTAATAGTCGAGCAGATAGAAAAATATAATAGACGTAATCTAAGGATCGTTTAAATGGCACAACCTACGGTAAGAGTTAGGCTAGGTTTTACTCCAAATACCTTTACGTTAGATGATCTAGTTAGAGGCCAACTTGATTTCGGCGAATTAGGAGGAGCTACAACTTTAACCGATGTAACCGCAGACGTACAAAACATCGCTATAAGCCGTGGTAGATCTAAGGATCTAGATAGCTTTTTTACGGGTAGTTGTGCAATTAAATTATTAAATAACTCTAGAAAATACGAAAATACTAATACAAGTAGCCCTTACTATCCCGGTATTGAGCCGTTTATTATTATGCACGTCGACGCTACTACGGACGGCGGATCTACATACGAAGATTTATTCGTAGGTTTTGTAGCAGATATACAACTAACGTACCCGGATAGTAATAACTCTTTCGCTACTTTTACCGGTTTCGATAGTTTTATGAAGATCAACAATACAGAATTAACTAACGCTAGTTTTAGTAGTACCGATAGCGGAACTATGATCAATAATATTTTAAGTAGTAATACAGTTAAGTTTAGTGCTGCTAATCGTGATATAGATACCGGTATTAGCACTATGCAAGCTCTTAGCGGTGTAACAGATAATACGCTTAGTTTATTACAAACTATAGAACGTAGCGAAAACGGATTATTATTTATGTCTAAAAGCGGTAAATTGACGTTTAGAAATAGACATACCACTTACCCAAGTACAGTAACTAAAACGTTTAGCGACGACGGTAGCGATATACCATACGTAAAAGTAGATTATATAAATGACGATAACGAGATCTATAATATTATTAACTTAACTCGTGAGGGTGGATCAACACAAACAAAAGAAGATATAGGATCACAAATTAAATACTTAATACGTACATTAACTAGATCCGGTCTTTTAAATGATAATGACGAAGAAGTTAACGACGCTGCTTTATTTTTATTAGGTAAATATAAAGACGCTTTATTACGTTTTGATAATTTAGAAGTAAACGTAGTAGATCTAAATACATCTAATCAAAACTTGATCCTAGAAAGTGAAGTAGGAGATATTGTAAATATTGAGCTAACACCTCCGGGTAGTGGTAGCCCAAGTCAAATAGTTAGCTTAGAAGTATTAGACGCTATAAGTTACAGTATTACACCCGATACCTTTAAAGTATCGTATAAATTAAGTAGCGCTAACCAACAAGCCTTTTTAAGACTAGATAACGCTTTATTTGGTATTTTAGATACCGATAAGTTAGGTTATTAATGACATATAGCTATAGAAAACAACAAGAAAGGATAAACTAAAACTATGCCTAGTGGATTTAAAACTTTCGCTACCGGAGAAGTATTAACGGCGAGCGATGTAAACAATTATTTAATGGAGCAGAGTATCTGCGTTTTCGCAGACGCTACCGCACGGGACGCCGCAATTACAAGCCCGGAAGACGGCCAATTCGTATTTTTAACCGGATCTACAACACTTCAATTTTATAACTCCGGTTGGACAAACTTTATAGGCGAGGGAGATATTACCGGAGTAACCGCCGGCGACGGACTTTCCGGAGGCGGTACAAGTGGCGCCGTGAGTTTAGCTTTAGATCTAAACGAATTAACCGCCGCAGTTGTTAACGTTGCTAATGATAGTATTGCAATTATTGACGCAGACGATAGCAATACAAGCCGTAAAGAAACTATAGCAGATTTAGTAGCAGCTATTGCCGACGGAGTAACAATTACCGCAACAAGCGGCCAACTATCTTCCACTTCCGCCGGAGCGGCTTTTAATGAGTTTTTATTAATAGGAGCATAAAGAAAGGAAATAGATTATGGCAACGGCTTATAAAGTTTTAGGACAAACAGGGGACGCTAGCGCTAACGATGTTAGCTTATATACAGTACCCGCAAGCACCGAAACAGTTATTAGCACTATAGTTATATGTAATAGAGAGGGAGCAGCAAATACCTTTAGGATTGCCGTAAAACCCGACGGGGCTACTTTAGCTAACGAACATTATTTAGCATACGATAGCTCTATAAACGCTAACGATACAATTACTTTAACTTTAGGTATAACAATAGACGCTACCGACGTAGTAAGTGTTGGAGCAAGCGACGCTAACGTAAGTTTTTCGGCTTTTGGTACGGAGATTAGCTAGTGTCTATACAAAGTATTACTAATAGCGGTTTTTCCGGTACTAAAGCTAGATCTATAGTTAAAGCCGAAACCGAGCCGGTAAATATTTATAAAATGTCTTATGAGGTTATCGCAGGAGCCGGAGGGGGAGGCGGAGGCCGTAACCACCCGGGTTGGGGTGGCCACTTGGGCGCAGGCGGAGGATCGGGCGGAAAAATATCCGGGTTTGATCAAATATTTGATTTAAGTACTAATTACGCCGTATCTATTGGAGCGGGAGGTAATAAAGGAAATGGATATAGCGCTCCTACTAACGCTAATAATGGATCTAGCGGAAGTAATACGACTTTAGCTTATAATGGAGGCACCTTTACGGCAGTAGGGGGCGGTTATGGGTCTTCGGGATCATACAATTATGAGGGCAATAGTGCTAATGGTGGTAATGGTGGCTCCGGTGGCGGGGGAGGATCACGATTTAACACTTTTTACAACTATAATGCCGGGGGCGCAGGAGGCACAGGAACGGCAGGTCAAGGCCAAAACGGAGCCTACGGAGTACAACGTCAAGCGGCCAACGGTGGTGGCGGAGGCGGTTTTACCAACGCAGGTAAGACTAATTATTCGGTAAATACTACTCCTAGCTCTAGCGGACAGGGACACGCAGGAGGCGACGGCTTAGATTGGACTAACCACCCTAGTTTTGAATATATTAAAGGAGGCCAAGCAGGTAGCGGGATTTCCGGCAGCGCTAATACAGGTACAGGAGGCACGGGAGGAAACGCTAACGGTAACGGTGGTAATGGGGGATCGGGTTTAGTTTATTTACAATATAGAAATGAATTAACTATAACAGTTGGAGCAGGCTTAACCGCTAGCACTACTATAGATACGGATAGCGGTTTAACAACAACATACATTACGGCCGGTAGTGATGATATAAGTTTCGCTTTAACATAAAGGTATAATTATGGCTCATTATGCAGTAATAAACGACGAAAACGAAATAATAGAAGTTATAGTAGGTAAAAACGAAGAAGATACCTTACCAAGCGAATTTAGTAGTTGGGAAGAGTATTACACCTCAATTAAAGGAAATACAACTAAAAGAACGTCTTATAATACAAATAAAAACGTACATAATTTAGGAGGTACTCCTTTTAGAGGTAATTACGCCTCGGTTGGTGGTACTTATGATCCTACAAACGATATATTTTTACCTCCAAAACCTTACGAGAGTTGGGTATTAGATTTACCTAACGCTTTTTGGAAAGCTCCAATAGATACTCCGGACGATCTAGAGTATTATTGGGACGAAGAGGCCTACCAATTAGATAATACAGACGGTTGGAAACTTTACCCGGCACCACCCGAATAAATATTAAAAGGTTAAAATATAGTTGTGGAAATAACTATCATACCAAAAGATCCTAAATACGAAAATTTATTAAAACTTTTTCCACCTATAACATCTAATAAAAATTTACCTAATTGGTATAAAAATTTTCCTAAGAGTAATGAGTTAAATACGTTAATAAATAGTGTTACACCTTTAGATAATGCAAACGGCGCTAAAAGTTGCCCGGCAATAATAGATACTTTAGTAGCAGGAATTACAATACCTTTATGGTTTGATTTCGCTTTTAAAACTATTTACAAAGACGGAATAGCTACCGATCAATATTGGAAAGCAAGTATAGCCGAGGCTTACGGAGATCCTATAGAAGAACACGTAGGCCAACATAATATACCGCAGACTTACGGACTAGACATAGGAAGAACATTAAATAATTTAACTCTTAAATTTCATTATCCTTTTAAAATATTGGCACCAAAAGGATATAATATTTTTTTTACAGATCCTTTTTACCAATTTAGAAATAATATAAGATGTTTAAATGGTATTGTAGAACTAGATAAGCACGGAGTATTTGAGTTTCCTTTTTCCATATTAAAAGATGAATTTTTATTAAAAGCCGGTACTCCTTTAATTCAAGCACTAATATATAAAAGAGATGAAGAAAAAATTAAAATAAATGTTAGAAATGGAACTAAAGAAGAATACGAAGAAATAAAAGAAGATGTATTTTTAAACAATTTATTAAATATGAGTTATAAAGAAAGGTTTAATTTAAAAAATGAATAAAATAACTTTTGGTACTTATAACGATATTTTATATAACGAAACTTCTTTAATGCCTCAACCTTTAAGTAAATACGTACCTAATTGGTATAAAAATATAAAACCAATAGAAAATACTAAATCTACTTGGGATTATTTAAAATTTTATAAAACCGTAAAAAGTTGCCCTAGCTTTATAGATATTTATAAATATGGTTTTGTAATATTGGCTCCTATGGATTATTTAATAAATGTAAATGAAGATAGTACATATAATTGGAAAACACCAATAAATTTCACAACGGAAAACGGGTTACCCGCTATACAAGATCACGCAGATTTACAACTTTTAGACCATATAAATAATAAAAATTATAAAATGATCCTTAAAATAAATTTACCTTTAAAAGTTTTCACACCAAAAAATTACAGTTGTTACCAACTTCCAATACCTTACGAGGAGAATAATACTTGGGAGGCGGCTTTCGGTATGTTACGTACGGATAAAATACACCCGGTTAATATACAAATTATTATAAAACAATATGGAGAGATATTAATAAAACAGGGTACGCCTTTAGCGATATACTTACCTTATAAAAGAAATCAACTAGAATTAGAATACGTAAACTTAAATAGTAACGATAAATTTAGAAAGAAAGATAAAGGCACATATTTAAAACAATATGGATCGTTTAAACACGGAGTTAAAGGTTATTTAGATGATAATAAAAGTTAAGCCAATACAAGAAAATTACGAAAAATTTTTAGAATTATACCCACCGGTTTTAAGTAACCAACTTTTACCGGATTGGTATAAAAAAATGAAAATTGGAAACCACTACGATACATTTTTAGGCAAAAATATAATTAATGCTAAAAATTGCCCGGCTATACAAGATATAATAACTACCGGATTTATTATACCTTTATGGGCTAATTTTTATTTTAAAACTATGTACGATGAAAACAATAACCCAATTATGCAGGAGTGGGATTTTACGGCAAGAATTAACGAAAACGATAGCGTTACCGAGTTTATTACTTCACACGATCAAAAACAAATAAAAGGTATGGATTTAAAAACTAACTTAAATCAAGAAGTTTTAAAAATTAAGTTACCTTATTATTTTGAAATACCAAAAGGATATAACATATTATATAGCGATCCTTTTTACCACTTTCGCCAAGATATAAGATTATTAAGCGGAATTGTAGAGGGCGATAAATGGGGCTATATACAATTTCCTTTCGAAATACTAAAAAGTAATTTTCAAATAAAAGCAGGTACGCCATTAATACATTGTTTAGTATATAAAAGAGAAGATGAAAAATTAATTTTAGATATTACTAACGGATCTAAAGAAGATTATAAAAAAGTACAAAACGATTTTATAGAATTATTTACAACAAGAAAAAATTATAGAACGAAAAAGGAAAAATGAAATATAAAAAATTTAAACTACACGCAATAGGAAAACCTACAAAAGAATTACAGGGAGATATAAAACCGGCTAAAACATATATACCTAGTTGGTTTAAAAATGCTCCTATTTTTTATCCGGAAAAAGAGTTAAAAGTAGGTACCGGCGCTATGACTAATATGACTTTTAAAAAATGTAAACCTATGGAAGATAGTTTTAATTTAGGCTATATGGTAGATTTACAAGCCGATGTATATTTAGAGCAATTACCGAACGATTTTAGTTTGACTTGGAAAGTAGATAACCCACTTTTTGAAAATCACGGAAATACTACTTTTTTAATGGATACTCCATACGGTTACCACGAGCAAGTTGTTAAATATCATTGGTTAATAGTACCCGAAACACCTAAAGGCTATTCTACTTTAGTAGTGCCTCCTCTAGGATTTCACGATAATATATTTAAAGCAGTACCGGCGGTTATTGATACAGACGATTACGTATTTAATTTCGCTTTACCTATGTGGGTAAGTAATCAATTTAAAGGTATAGTACCTAAAGGCACTCCAATAGCTCAATTAATACCCTTTAAACGTGATAATTGGAAAAGCGAGCTAGACGTAATAGATGATAGAGATTATAAGCTACACCAACAACAAAACCATAATGATATTATTATAAATAGTTACATTAAAAGGTTTTGGAAACGTAAAATATTTAAGTAGTGCCAACCGAATTACAAAAAATGAGGGCTATAGCTTTAGAGCGAGCCGGCAATAAATGCGAGTGGCCGGAGTGTATTAATTACGATCAATGGTTAGAAATGGCGCATATACACGGTATAGGTATGGGCGGTAACCCTAAACGTAAATACGATATAGATAACGTAGCGATGTTATGTAAATTACACCACGATATTTACGACGGTCGCACTATATCACTATCAAAAAAGGAGTGGCGCATACTGCTAAAATCGTATTTAGATTATGAGCGACAACAATAATTACACTCAAAAGGAAATGACGGCTAAAATTATGCTAGATATTGAGAAGATTTTTAATAAATTAGACGAATTACAAAAAGATATTAACACGAGGCCAACTAGAGCAGAGATTTACGGGTGGATCATCGCCGGGATTTCAATAGCTACACTTGTAAACGTTTTAATGTAATGAAAGCACAAGTAAATATATCTCAAATACTACAGGGTGGCTTAGCTGCTTTAGTAGCGTGGTTATTTAAAACCGTTAACGATCTACAACAATTAGCCGCAGTTTATCAAATACAAATAGATAAATTAGAAGAGAATATCGTAGATCTAGCACTAAGAGAGAAAGAATTAAATAGCGCAATTACCGAGATACTAATTAAATTAGGTGGCTAGTGAAAAATATTCTACAAGATCATATAGAAGATTGGTCTAAACCTTTTGTAGCGTGTTTATTAGGTATGACTTCCGGGATAGATCTAAGTTTAGGCCACGTCTTTATAGCAAGTAAAACCGCAACTATTGCTCTAGTGCTAGGTATAATAATCAAGAAGATTAAAAAGGCTTAATATGGACGTTTTATTAATAATAGTTACAGTAATAG